TAGCCCAAAAGAGTTCAAAAATGTTGCCGCCGCTTCCATCTCCGACACCAAGTATCCCAAACCAATTCATGGTGCAGCCCCACCATGTCCCACCTTCATCACCGGCAGAGAACAACATATCACCGGCATCCTGATATGGGGCCGCCGAGTTGTAAGTTACTGGCACAGGCAGTTTTGCGAAGGCGCTGATTGTGAACACTTGCCTATTAGTGTTCATCGTAGGAGATCGAGTCAGACAGGAGGTAGTGTTGCCTGCTATGTAATAAGGAGTGCCGGGAGGATCCAATTGAAGCGATCTGCCATCATAGGCTTTGGGTGCCGCAGGTATGGTCTGCACGCCTGAATTAAAAACATCAAGCAATTGCCATTGGACTGAATCGAAGACGAGGAGCCAGATTTGATTCGGTACACCATCGCCAGCTGCAATTGGCGAACCGTCTGGATGCGCGACTGCATGAATCGGAAAATTATTTGGAGCAAAGTCAGTTGGCCCTTGGATGACTTGATCGAGCTTAACCTCAACCGTGCGGCCTTCGTTGATGTCAGGTAAGACAGGACTATACGCACCAATCACGTGATTTTTTGTAATTTGTGTTGCAACTTGCCAGTTCGGGTCCAGCGCGCCAGTGTCGTGAACATAGGGGATATCGACATTGTGCACCGTCGTCGCACCACCAACACTGCCGTCAGAGCCCATGTTCTGAAGTTGAAAATAAGTGCCATCGCACACGAGCGTAGCAATCTGCCCCGCGACCATATCGTTAGGCTGCAGTTCCGCACCATCTCTACGCTTGATGGCTGTCGGATTGATGCTGCCTATCGCTATCGTCGTAGGCCCGGTGACTGTGTGGGCAATGAGAACGTGTAACGTCAGCCCTTGGGTGTAGGATATGATGGGCGGAGTAAAATTGGGAATCTCTACGGTGTTCAGCGGCCCGCTGTCGAGATTGTAGATCAGCTTGCCGTCGCGCACTGCGCGCGTCATCTGATTCAAATCTTGATCAGTGGGAACCTGATTCGAGTTACCGATTAAATTTACTATTTCCCGCTGCGGGTATTCAAACGCTGAGGCGGGCGGCACGCTGCCCTGACGACCAATGCTAGGATCGCCATTAATGTACGAACTATCTGGAGGGATTGATCCCGGCGGTCCATATGGAGGCTGATACTGCACGTCATCTCTCCTTTAGGAATAGCGAAGTTTGTGGGTAGCACTTCCTACCCGTGCCGGCGGGACTGGTGGCAGGCTTGCCGGTGGCGCAGGCCAAGGCGGCATTCCAGTGGGCGGGATATATAAAACTATTTGGTTGAAGTTTAACGTCTTGACGTTCGCAATCTGGGTGTCTCTGTAAGCATTAACCGCCACGATCCAGTCCATCATCGCCTTGGCGTTCGTCCAAGCAGTACCAGATGTTTGCGTTGTCAAGATGAAGAGAGAATTTCGTTGCAAATCGCTGGGCGCGTACGTGTTGATCAATTGCAACGCCAGGGTTTTCAAGCTGTTCGAAGTGATCGTGCGCAAGCCAGGAGCTGGAATACCCGCGCTGCCGTATCCGCCCCTGACCGGATATATGATCGTATCATCGAGTGGCAGTGGATCGGCAGCCCAATCTCCATTGTCGTACTGCACGATATTCGTGTAGTACTTGGGATCTGGTCTGTCGTGTGTAAAAATTGCCATTGGGTTTACGGTCCCGATGTCGTGCGCCATCCCGGCGGGAGACCCGTTGGCCACGTCCCGCCGTTGGTGAAAGTTCCAAAGGTCTCGGTGGAGTCAGGATTGCCAGGATAGTCCAAATGCAGGTGCGCAGCCGTGAAGTTCACAGGCGTCCAGGCGTTACCTTTGCCGCTATAATCGGTGCCTAAAGTTGTTGAGGTCATGGCTGTGCCATCCGCCCAATTCAAATAATAGCCGTTCGTCCCGAAATTCATCGCTCCTATATTAAGCACTTTCGGAATCATGATGCCGCCGATGTTGTAGGCGAAATAACTCCAATCGAGCCACTGCCCGTCCACCATGCAAACCTCGGCCATACGAGCACGACAGCCGTAGACCGATGGTTGGAACGCGACTGGAGTTGGAGTAGTTGTGGCAGGATTGTCCGGGCCGGTTTCGGTGCCAAGAGCATGAAGCCGCGCCGCATTCATCGTGCTCGCACTAGTCACAGAAGCAGCATTCACCAGAATGCCATCGACCCACACTTCAGTTTGATGGGCAGTGATCGCGTCTGCCCTCCACAACAAGTGATGCCAATTTGTGTCTTTGAACAGGCCCCATTTAAAAATGCCGTTATGCGTCGGCGGGGTGGTGGAGTCGCCGTAGCCAGTTATTGGGACGTTAGTGTTATGCCAAAAGGTCGATAGACAAGTGTCGATGTCACCACCTTCAAATTCCAAGCAAGTCACATCGCCGGCCCCACCAGTAGCCGACCCGGTAGCGTCGGCGGCGGATAAAACGAACTCTCTCAAATCGGTTTGATTGCCGGGAAGTACATTAGGCCGCGGGATCAAAACCGGCCAACGAATGAATGTGCTGAACGTCCATATGTTGCTGTTGCCAGCAGCTTTGGGCGTGCGCATCATAAATGGGAAAGACGTGTAAGTTCCCCACCATCCCGCATTCGGGTCTTGAAATTGCAGCGACCGTTTTGGCGTTCTTACAATAACGGCATTCGGATCCGAGCGGCTGCTGATCAACTGCCACTGCCCACCGTCGAAGCAGAGAAGAAAAATTTGATTGCCAACGCCATCGCCAGGCCCTAGGTCAGAACCATCTGGATGCCGCACGGGATAGACCGGAAAGTTGTTGGGCTTGAAGTCAACCGGCCCGGTCGTGGCGTTTGCCAGTTTGATCTCAACCGTTCTATGTTCATTGATATCCGGCAATGCCGGAACGTATAAGCCGATCAGATGATTTGTAGTGCCGGTATCGTGAACATAAGGAATCAAAACTTGATATCGATCAATATTGCCAGCTCCAGCCTGATCAGCAATGCCAAGGTTCTGAACCTGAAACTGCACACCATCGCAGACCAAATCGGCAATCTGTCCAGCCAACAAATCATTGGCCGTTAAGGCGCTGCCTTGTAAATCTATCACCCCCGTTGGCGGAAGCGTGCCAACCTGAATTGTAGTCGCGCCGGTTACGCTGTGGGCGACCAGCACGCGCAATTCCAATCCGGCATCATATGACGTTATCGGTGGCGAGAGTTGCGCCACAATAAGTTGATTTGGTGCTGTTCCTTGATCAACGCGAAAGTTCAATCGTCCGTCACGAACTGACCGAGTAACCTGCATCAAATCATCATCGCTAGGCGTTTGCTGCGAGTTCTCGATTAAATTTTCGATCTCGCGCATTGGATTTTCAACTGTAGCAGCACTTGGAATCGATCCTTGAATCCCCTGCGCCGGCAGGCCGTTAATGTACGGCGCGTTAGGATCGGAGATTCCAAAGGGACTTTCATATTTCATGGCAATCCTGCATACTTGTCGGCGGGTGTGAGGTTGCTGTAGTCGAAAATTATATCAGTCTGCGCCGGCTTCCAGCGCCTAAGCAAACATTCAAGATCTTTTGCATACTGAATGGTCAAATGCGGATCGACGCCAGCTTGGCCGGACCCGACTCGAAACCACGTCAGCGGAGCTAGATGAACGTGGACTTGCCAATAAAACCTCATCGTCGGGTCGCCGATCTCCCACCTGAAATCGGTGACTTCAGGGTGATGACCGGGCGTATCGTTCCACGGAATCATGCCGCGCGTGTCGCCAACCTGCGAGATTCCGCAAGTAAATGGGGCCCACTCCGAAATACTGATGCTGTAACCCAACCACGCCATCATATTGATAAAAAATTCTCGGCTTTGAGCACCGAGTAGCGTCATTTGGAAAAGCAGCAACTGATGCTGTTGATCTATGGTAAGAGCTTGCCGGTAGCACGGATCCGGTAGCCCGAAATTTCTGTTCCAGTCTGGTAGGAGCTCAATCGTTAATCGCGGATCGCTTTCTTGCTCCAGTAAGTCTGCCGCCCGCGCATCCACAAATCCCCAGTAGTTCGCTAAGCCAGAAACGACCTGCATCAAGATACTGGTTGGATGCCGTGGCCAAGCTGGTCCCCACGGCAGCAAATTGCCAAGAGCTACCGCATAGTCATCGCCGGTGCGTCTGACATGTTGGTCGGCCACAATTCATTCCTTTAGGACGGCAGACCGCCCGCATAAATGATCGAACCAACGATGGCGATATGGCCGGGGCTCGGCATTTGTGTAGTCGTGAAAGCGAGTTCGTGGTGGTCTTCGCCGAGCGAATTCGAGATCGCCGCATCAATCCAGGATTCATAGATCGTGCCGCCTGGGATCGCGCGCTCGAGGAGCATTTCCGTAATTTGCTGTTCAATCGACGTGCGCGTTGATGGTGCATCGACCACCAAATTGTTGATTGCGATCTGCAGCGGAAATGGGATCGGCGCGACTACGAACGTGTCTTTGACTGCCACCGGCCGTTTGACGTCGAGGTAGGCCTGCACGGCAGCCACGTCCTCGGTAGTCGGAAGGCCATAGTTGTCCGCTCTGAGATCGTCCATCATGAAGCGCAACGTGACCGTCCCCATCCCTTGCTCGAGGGGTGAGCACCAGGCGCGGGTCACGCCTGGAACCGCGAGCGCCCATTGCTGCCAATCCGAAGCATCGCCTCCCATGGGTGGCTGTCTTATGCGGGCTAGAATGCGCGAGCGCAGCTCGTCGTCGGTCTCGACATCGGCGCCGCCGGAGAGCTCTTGGACCAGTACCGTAGGATCTTGCCCTTGGGGAGGATTGACCCAGGACAGAGTCGAGCCTGCCAACAGATTGCCAGCTGAACCAGGATCAAGAGCGCGCACCGGGATCGATACCGGCGCTGCCGATAAGATCACCATCTGCGTGGTCTCATAGCCCAGACCGCCCGCCTCGGTGAGCTGCGAATATTGCGGAACAATGATGCCGGCCTGTCCGGTCGCCGCGATCAGCCCGGTGGCCAAGGTCGCTTGCTTTCGTCCGACAGTGCCATCGCTATTCACCAACCAGATGGCACCGTGCCGGTCGAGCCATTCTGTTTCAGCGGTGTCAGGAAGCAGCTGCAGCGCGAGCCAATCGATATAGCGCAGGACGTGATGCGCCAGCCCTGCCATCGTGTCTGCCATGACGCGCAATACGTTGTTGCCGATGAAGACGGCACCGTAAAGGTTGGCCGTGATTGCATCGCGCGTGAGCTGCCTGACCGTCTTGAGTGACGGTGTGGTCCACGGCATGAGATAGATCCGAAATTAGGGATTGAGGGGTTGGCCGGTGACGTATCGATCCTTCGATCCGACCGGAATGTAATCGCGCCCGACTTCGTCCCACAGACTTTGGAAACGCAGCTCGATAAGTAGCTTGGGTCCGCGATATATGCTGACGCTCACCGAAATCTGGTCGCGACCGCTGCGGATTGCCTCGACATCGATGCGGCTACAGATATTCAAATCGATGAACGGCTGCAGGGCTTGGCGGGTGTAAGCCTTGGCGCGCACCAAGGTTGCGCCTTCCCACGAATAAGGGTCAGCAATCTTGGCGCGGAACAGCAGCCAGTTTTTGCAGCCTATCGGCCAGCCGCTCCAGATTTCCTCAGCGTCCAAATCGCCCCACCAGCCGCGGCGATCTTCGCTGTCGAGATCAGGCAGCGGATCATCGATAGCGGCCAGCGAGTCTGTACCGATCGCCACGCGCACCGCCGTGGCCAGTTCCTGTTCCTCAGACAAGCCGTCAGCGTTCTGCAGCCAATCCATGAAGGTGCCGGCGAGGCTGACCCGGTCCTGCGGATAGATGTCGGTCATCTGGTTGGTGTCGCCGTTGGCGGTGCCGCTGCCGCGTTCTGTCGATAGATTTGCTCACACTGCAAATGCAGCCAGACCAGCACGCCCATGACATGCTTCTGGACCAGGTC